AGCTCCGGAGTGGGCGAAGTCTACGACCTACTTCTCACTCGACCAGTTTGGTCGTGCCGACTGGTTCAACCATCAGGCCCACGACATTCCGCTGGCCGATGTCTCGCGCGAGAAGTTCGAGCGAGGCTTCGAGATGGCTGCCATCGGCTATCGCTACGACCTGGAGGAGCTTGGTCAGGCGATGATGATGCCGGGCGGTGGAAGCCTCACGACCGACAAGGCCAATGCGGCCCGTCGGGCATACGAGGAGTTCATCGACGATGTCGCGCTTCGCGGCGGATCCGGCAAGGGCTGGACTGGCCTGATGAACGATGCCAACGTCACGGTCATTCACGGCACTGCCAACGGCTGGACCAGCGCGACTGCTGTTGCCACCATCATCGCCGAGCTCAACTCGGCCATGACCGGCATTCAGTCGGCGACCGTGGGAGTTGAGTACGCGGACACGGTGCTGTTCCCGATTGCCATTCTCAATCTGCTTGCCGGCATGCCGTACAACGCAACGGCACAAATCACGGTGTTGGAGTGGTTCAAGCAGTTCAACATCTACACGATGACGACCGGCAATCCGATCAAGGTTCGCACCGTGCGCGGACTGGAGGTTGCGGGAACTTCGACCCTGAACCGCATGGTGTTCTACCGCAACGATCCGCAGGTGCTCAAGCTGCACATGCCGATGCCACATCGCTTCCTGCCAGTGTGGCAACGCGCGCCGTTGGCCTTCGACGTTCCGGGCATCTTCCGCACCGGAGGCGTTGAGATTCGGCGTCCGACCGCCATGCGGTATCTTGACGGCGTCTGAGCCGGAGTCAGTCTCAGCGACGAGAGGATCGCCGCTGAAAATCAGTCATCAATTTGAGATTAAGGAGACAGCCAAGATGGCTACCCTCAAGAACAACACGCGAACTTTTCACGTGTATCTAGACAGACACGGCATGCAAGTCTCTGTTCCTCCCGGCGCTCAGGTCGACATCGACCTCGACGACGAGAGGTTCCAGGTCCTGAAGGACCAGCAGGAACTCGTGGAGGCTGCCGGTGAGCCCTGCGTTGAGATTTCTGGCAAGGCCGAGATCACTCAGGCCGAGAAGGTCAAGGCCGTGAAGGAGGCGCACAAGGCAGCCGTTGCAGAGGCCAAGGAGACTGCTTCCGCTCATCCAGCGGCGCATAGCAAGCGATAGATGAGTGCTGTGAGGGCACCTTATTCTTGGAGCGACTAGATGGCGTCTGCCCCCGACATCGCGGACTTCCGCACGCGCTTCCCCGAGTTGGTTGACACGACTGATCCGATCGTTTCGGCTGGCCTGGACGACGCCGACGTGTGGCTCGATGCGGACATGTGGTTCCCGGACCACTTCCAGACGGGGCGCATGCTGTGGGCGGCGCACGTCGCCAAGCTGATCGCGCAGCAGGCGTCAAGTGGTAGCGGTGGAGATCCCTCGTCCTCTATTGAGACATACCGAAGTAAAGTGAAATTTGGTGAGCGCGAAGTTGAGTTTCGTGCGTTGACGGGGCAACAGTCGTCCTCACGTGGAGCAACACCGGGAGGTGGAGGTGGTGTAGGTATAGCATGGCTGATGACCACCTACTATGGTCAAAAATTCTTAATGCTGCGCAGGCAGAGCATCTCTCCAATCTACGTGCTGACATGAGCAATTGGCGTACCTATCAGCACGACATGGACGACGCGGTCGACGATGTCTTCGCCGAGCCGGTCGAGCTGCATCCATGGCAAGCTCCGTCTCGCTACACCGAGACCGGTGGACCGGATCCAGACCGAGAGGTCGTGACAACGACGGGTGTCTACGTCAAGCCTGGAGCGTCTGTCTCCGGTGAGAGTGGGTCGGCAGGATACGGCCGTGAGGTGCAGCAGGACACCTGGGTCTCGATCGTCGATCACAAACTGGAGGTCAGTCTGCTCGACTGGCGCAAGGCCGACCGCGTTTACTTTCCCGAGCGCAATGAGTGGTACGAGATCACGTTTCCCGGTCCGTCGGCGACGGGCCGTCCGCAATTCTATCTCGTCAGGCTGCAGGATCCGGTAGTATGAGTCTGCTTCGTCCCATCATCAGGACCTGCGCTGTCGGTGCGCTGCGCGACCGAACGTGGGCAGAGGAGCGGGTATACGACTCGGATCAGACGCCGCTTGCCGAGGCCGTGCTGGGCGAGGCGGCGAAGCCGTACATCGTGGTCTACACCGACACAGACGACCACAAGCCTGCCGGCATGGGAGAGATGTACAGCGGCCTGTCGCGCACGCTGTCGCTGTGTCTGGAGATCGGCGTTGCATCGGCGATACGCAAGGCCAATGGCAACATCGTTCTGCAGTTCGCTGCGACAGACGAGGGAATGGAGTGGGCTGTCGACATTATCGAGAGTCAGGCCATTGCCGCGCTGTTCGGCGACCCGATGTCTCCGTGGGGAGACCTGATGAAGCAGCTCGTCACGAACGTGGTCAACATGCCGTCGCGGCGCGGTGGACAGTCGCAGACCGGCGTGCGCTACGCTGCTCGGCGCACCGTGTTCGCGTGCAAGACCATCTCTGATATTCCGCCCGGCGTGGTGCTGGCTCCTGCTCACCCGGTTCGGACCTTCATCAAGATGGCGCGCGCCACGCCGTCGCTTGGAGTGGTGGATGTGGCAACGATCATCGAGAATCTGCTGCAGACCACGGAGGCGCCCGCGTGGCGCGTGGCGCAGGCGTATCTCAACATTGGCACTCAGCCAGCGCTCAACATCAACGTCGACGGCGCGCCGCTGCCGTGGGGCAAGGACAAGGTCGAGGTTCCGGTGGAGACTCCGCCACTCGACGAGGCCACGCTGGCGGACTATCCGCCGCTGATGACGGACATCAAGGTGACGAACGACGATCCAGTCGACATGGATCGACCGCCGTTCTCGAACCAATGAATCTGACAATCGACGTTACCGACGTGTTGCGGTGGGGACGGTATCTTGAGCAGGTATCCCGCGAACTTCGTCCCGCCTGCGCTCGTGCACTCAATGCGTTTGGCGTGCAGGTCGTGCGCAGCATGGCAAGCACCATTGCGGAGAGCAGAGGTCTGGAGGTTGGTGCGGTTGCCGAGTTGATCAGGGTGAGGGAGGCAACGGCCAGCGATCTCACGTGGGAGGCAGATGCGTCTTCAGTGGTCTCGCCGGCCGTCGAGTGGCATCGCCCCTGGGACGCGCGCTCGACTGCCGAGTTTGAGAAGCAGGCTCTCGTGAAGATCGTGACGACTGGTGATGGCCGCGACTGCGATCTCTGCAATGATGTTGCAGAGAACAGTCCATACACGCTCGATGAGGTCGAGCATATGGCGGCGAAGTGGGCGGGGTTCAAGGGTGCCGGCGGTTCCGGCGTGCGAACGAATATCGTTCATCCGAATTGCCGATGCATCACGCAGCCGTGGACTATGACCAGACGAATGCCTCTCATGATGGGCGAGGGTCACGGTGCCCCGAGGGAGTTGATGAATGCGCGACAGCTGGGGCAGGCCGTTGCCGAGGAGATGCAGGTCACCATTCGCGCCGTAGGGAAGTAGTTCAATGCGCCAGATGCAGCGAATGATGTATGAGATCGCCGAGCTGAAGCGGCAGTCTGGAACTGCGCAGCGTCAGGGATACGTTCACGAGGTGAAGGAGGAGGGCGGCGAGCGCAAGGCGCGCGTTGTTCTGGGCATAAAGAAGGATGGCTCGCCGTGGCTGTCGCCGTGGATGCACTCTGAGGAGCAGCGCGGTGGCTCGCGTCACCAGACGCTGCTGGAGAAGGGGCAGAACGTCAGCATCACTGGCCACGGCTCCGACTACCGAATGGGGCATCTCACGCCGCAGGCTGAGGGCAAGTCGTTTCCGCAGCCGGCGCACGCGTCCAAGATCAACGGCGACACGTCGCAGGCTGGTAAGGTGCGCGTGTCGATGAACCGGCCGAAGCAGCAGGAGGGCGGAGGACAGAGCGGAGGCAGCGGCGGGCAGCAGGAGAGCGGCGAGCATTTCCACGAGACGTGGATAGCAGAAGAGGACGATAATCCTCCGAAGCATCAGGACCAGACCGGCAAGTCCATGGCTGGTGGAAGTGGAGCCAGCTCCTCATCGTCGTCGCAGCAGGGTGGACAGAGTCAGCAGTCGTCCGACAAGGCTGCGGTGAAGCACCGTGTCTCGGAGAAGGGCGGTGTCATAGGTCGTGTCGGCGAGGACGTGCGTCACCAGGTTCACAAGAAGGGCGCCAAGATGAAGGCCAAGAAGGACACCATCGTTCTGGTCGACAAGGATGATGAGAGAACCAAGATCAAGTCAAAGAATCCCCCATACGTCGACAAGCCCTGGGTGATCAAGGACTGGGAAGACCCGATCGACGACGACAATGCGTGACACAGAATTTTAGCAAAGGAGAAAGACCGATGCCCGTTAGCAATCGACATCAGTACGCCGCGCGCAGATCTGCGCCAAAGGCGACACCGACCAGCGAGTATGAGATTCTCGATCCTGCGCACCGACCTGACCTGAAGGGTGAGTTTGCCGGCGCGAAGGTGCAGAGGAGAGGTAACAGGCAAGTGGTCGCGTTGACCGACTCGCAGGCCAAGTTCTACCTGGACAGTGGGGCAATCGCGCCGCTCGATGAGGAGAGTGGCGACAAGGCTGTGAACATGGAACTCTCGACCGAGACGGCGCATCAGGAGGGTCACGCTGCTCACACGCGTCCACCTCAGGAGCGTGCTCGCTCCAAGGACAAGCCTGAGCGGTAAGAGTAATGGCCGATCCCTTCCCGTTTGGCGGCGACATGCGGGGGCTCCCTGAGGAGCCCGCCGCAGCGAGGCCGTACTATCGCGAGATCAACGCGATCTGGCCTGATCTGCTGAATCAGCAGGCGATTATTGCGCCCGCGCGCAACGGGGTTGACCGCCACACGGGAAAGATGCTGCAGGGTTGGGCGCACGTCGAGCAGTCGATGTCGGTGATCTTCGCCACGCCGTTTCACGAGCGCGTTCTGCGACGGTGGGTCGGGTCGTTCGTCCCTGCGCTGCTGGGCGAGAGCACTGTGGCGCGCATCATCACTAGGTTCTTCTGGGCGATTGCGACGTCGATTGATCTGAATGAGCCAAATTACCGCATCAAGTACGTGGCCTACATGGGCGACGCCCTGTCGGAGTGGGCGCCGCAGACACTCAATGCTGCGGACCTGATCCGTCTTGGTCAGGCCATCTTCCGGCAGGAGGGTGTCTATCGTCCGCGCGCGCATCTCGGCGACACGACGCCGTTCTCTCGCAATCAGGCTGAGCTGGTCGGTCGTGGCGGAAATCTTTGGGACGTCTCACTGGTGGCCAAGCTATGAGCAGGTTCTCTGTAATTCAGCCCGAGCTTCTTCCGCAGATGCAGGTGCTCGAGAGCATCTCGATGAACGACATCATCACCACGCGTCTTGCGCGGTTCCGTGAGCTCTGGGCGCTGAGCGATCCGCCGAATGCTGCGCAGTACGACGTCGGAGCGCTTGAGTTTGACCCGATTGTGATCAACCAGGAGTGCGGCGGTTACTTCGAGGGCATGCTGCGCGACAGAGTCAATCAGGCGTGTCGAGCAATTACGCTGGTCTACGGTGTCGGGTCCGACCTTGAGGCGATCGCCTCGCGCTATCCAGGTGGCGTGCCGAAGCTTGTGGGAGAGAGTGATCCGGCCTATCGTCGACGGATCTGGCTCAGTCCGAATGCACTGTCGCCGCACGGCGAGGCAGAGTCGTATCAGTTCTGGGCTCTGACCGCCGATTCCACTCTTCGCGACGCGTCTGCGGTGACTGCCGAGGGAACCGGCAAGGTCTACATCACGATCATGGCGAACAACGTGGAGACGCTGACGTGGAATCGCCTGTATGATGTGACCACCGGCGCACTTCTCTCTTCCAGTGCGACGCTCTCGGGAAATGCCACTCCGACGCTGCAGCAGATCATCGACGTTCGGAAATATATTCTCGCAGAAGGCAGGAAGGGTCTCACCGACGAGATCATCGTCTACGGTCCCAAGATCACTCACTGCAACTACAAGGCGCGCGTCTGGCTGTTTCCGAATATGCCGACGGACTTTGTTATGTCGGGGATCGAGACAGCGGTCGCCGCGCTGCTGGCCAAGCAGAATTGGCTCGGGTACGATCATTCGCGCATGGCGTTTGATGCCGCGCTGGCACAGTCTGGGGTGCACCACGCGGTCATCGATGAGCCATTCAAGGACGTGAATGTCGACGATCGCGGCCTCGTGAAGGTCGACATGGTCAAGCTCATGGTTGCTGGAACGGCAGAGTAAAAGATGCCAATCATAGTACCTGATGCCGACCTGATTGCGGATCGGACGTATCTCGAGAACCCCGGCTCGCAGATGCTGTATCAGGCAGCGACCGGGTTCGAGAGGGCGCTGGCCGACGCGGATACTGAGCGCTTGATCCGTATCTACGCTGAGATAATCATCGACCAGTGGGACCCGTGGCGCATCAGCCTGAACAACTTGCCGTTTCTTGCCTGGGCGATGGGCGTCAATCTGTGGGACAACAACTGGCACGAGACGACGAAGCGATTGTGGGTCGCACGTCAGTGGCAGTTCAAGGCGCTGCGCGGAACCGCCGATGGCATGCGCATGGCGATGGACTTTGTGAGTCGCGACGTTACGCCGTTCGGCTATCAGGTTCGTGGTCTCACTGTTCCTCCGCAGCGTGTCTACTCCGGCCCGTCGCTCACGCGCGAGCAGCGCGAGGAGTGGCTCGCGATGATGCCTCAGCTCAGGGTGTGGCGCACCTTTGAGCGAGGCACTGCCGGGCTGGGAAAGTTATTCTACGGTGGACGCGGCACCGGTCGCCAGCACGACGCGAGGTTCTGTCTCGGCAGCGAGAACGTTGATTCGCTGGCCTGCACCATAGTGCCGACTACCGCGATCGATCGGCTGAAGCGACGAGCACGCTGGATTGTGCGCGGCGTGGAGACCGATGTCACGGTGTCGGAGTTCGGAACCTACTGGCGTCTTCATCTGCGCAGCATCGAGGACAGCAAGGTCTTCGTCGGTAGGCCATTCAACTTGCGGCGCTTCTACATTCCGTCAACCGCGCACGAGCGGCTGATCACGATCATGCCACAGGAGCGGCTGTCGTGGCGTTCACCGGTGTGGGCAAGTCTGGAGCCAGTCACGGCCGAGCCCGAGCGCATCTCCATCAATGGTCTGCGTCGCCATCACGTCTTCAGCGGCGGCTCCGACCCGAAGATGCAGATTACAATGGGCGGGCCGAACGGCGGCGGCAGCTACTACGTGCCGTCGGATGCGTGGAGCCGCATATTTCAGCGCTTCGCCATCAACGACGGCACCGCAGAGACCAACAAGCGTCAGCCGGTGCAGTTCATGGGCACCGGCCGCTATGGTTTTCCGAAGTACACTGCCTGGGCAAGGCTATCGCTTCGCAGCATCAGGCGATGGGCAGTGTTCGACGGGGTGCCGTCTCGTCACTTCTTCCTGCCGCACGACCCGACACCAGTGCAGCGTGCTAAGACGGCAGTGCAAGCGTCGAAGAAGATCGCAGATAAGATTTTGCTAGAGCTGGGACCAATGCCTCGCTTCGTCGCGGGGCGGCCCTTTCTGGCTGGTACCGACTTCATCGTCGGTCGTCCATAAACAAGGAGAGAGTCGATGGAAAGCAAGGTGATCTTTAGGGATTATCAGGAGCAGCAGGCGGATGATCACAATGATCTGCAGACATTTGCCGAGCGCACCTTTGATCATCTCGTGCTCGATGCCATTACGGCCGATCGTCGATACGCAGGCTTCACCGTCACGAAGACTGGACAGATCGAGATTCAGATAACCCCTGGACGCCTGTACGATGTGCTCGGTGCCATCTATGCGCTCAACACGACGACCACGCAGTCGATGGTCACCTATCTGGCTGCCGCCTACTCGCGATACATCCTGATCACCGCCGTTGGAAATGATGTCGAGACCGACATCGAGGAGCGCGACTACCTGATCGACGTCTCGACGGGTGCAACTGAGCCGCGCGCGGTGGCGACCACTCGCTCGCGCACCGCAGTGATCTCCTTCACGCAGGGCGTTGAGAGTGCAGATCCCATCAAACCTGCGGTGCCCATTGGGCACGTGGCAATTGCCTATGTTCTGATGGACACGACGCAGATCATCTCGGTCGAGATGGTCGAGGTCAACAAGGTCACGTCCACCGACAGTCTCGATCTGCGCATGGACGCGGTTGAGTTGTTTGACAGCATCATCGGTCCGCGCGTGTCGGCACTGGCCTCCGATCTCGCTGACTTGGCCGCCAGAGTTGCGGCTCTCGGCACGGTGCGCAATCTGCAGTCCATCGCGATGGATCTCGCGCGGGTCAAGGCGTCGCTTCGCTATCCAGTGTCTGCGTCGGACTACGACACTGACTGGTATCTCGACGCGCAGGACTCCAACATCGACAACGATCTGTCGCTCGGCTACGACGCCAAGATCGAGGAGGGTCTGCGCTTCGGCGATGCTAATGCCGACGAATTCGAGATCAGCCTGTTCTCGGCGAACGACCCGAATGCTGCCTACTCTAATGGGCTGCTGCTGCCGAAGTACACCGAGGTTCTGCGACTGGCTACCAGCACGGCGACGAGCCCCACGACGTCGCTCGGCATCGCGCAGTACGGCTTTCAGACTGTCGAGATGAAGGTCGGCTACTTGAGCCGGTCGCGACTGCGCTACGGTGGCAGCTACTACGTGTGCTCGAACCAGATGCAGTGGAACACCAATGACATCTGGGGATCAATCTACCAGAGCACTGCTGCGTCATTCAATCCAGAATCGGTCTTGTATCCCGATGGATCAGTGTCGACCAGGATCACGATGGCTGGTCAGGAGTGGGTTAACCCAGACTGGAGTTTAAATCACGAGGTCATTCGCTACGACAACTGGTGGTTCGACACGTGGAAGGAGCCGTACATGTACGCGGTGACCGTTGACCACGTGCTCAACGGCGCGTTCGTTGCGCAGTCTTTCCTGGTGTCAAACGACATCTGGGCAACGAGCATCAAGATCTACATCTCAGCCAAGGGCGGGCTCGAGGACATTCATCTTGCGGTCTGCGAGATGACCTCTGGTGTTCCCGATCGCGAGCGCTCCATTGCCAAGGTCGCCTATCCGCAGGCAAGCATCGTGGTGGGTTGGAACAAGATCGCGATTCCCCCGACGTTCATGCGCAAGGGAAGTCGGTACGCCATCTTGCTGGTGAGCAACGCCAATCACTCGATCGGCATGACGAGCGGTCAGCAGTACCTCGACGGCACGTTCTTCTACTCGACTGACGGCATCTACTATCAGGGCGACCTGACGAAGGACCTGATGATGCAGGTTTGGGGAGCCAAGTTTGACAACTCGCAGGTGACCATCGAGTTCGCGCCAATCAACCTCGACGGTGGCTTTCGTCACGTCGACATCATGGCAGAGATGTGGGTTCCCGGATCGACGAACCTGTTCTGGGAGATGCGTCCCAATGGCACCGGCGAGTGGCAGCCTCTTGTCAAGGACAACACCGAGGTGCTCGCGCTCGCGCCAGCGTTGGCGCAGTTTCGCGCCCGCTTCGACGGCACGTACGATATGCAGCCGGCGATCAGGCTCACCGGGTCGCGCGTGGCGGTCTCGCGCCCGAAGGTGGTGCTCAAGCATGTCTCCGAACCACTCAATCTGGCAACCGCGTGCACGGAGGTCGTCGTTACCTGCACGCTCGAGGGATTCGACGAGACACCGCACAATCACGCGCTGACCATGCGTTACGGCGCGACTCTGGCGACGCTTGTGAATGCCGTTCCGGCGGGCGGGACAACGAAGGTGCTTGACTTGACACGGAAGCGCTACGAGCGAACCTACGTGTTTCCGTCGCTGCCGTCGGTGACTAAGATCTGCTTCATCCAGGACGGCACGACTAACTCGGCGCTGGACACCTACCATGTCGCCGAGCGCACATTCTACTCGCACTCTTAACTGGAGGACGACATGGCAGACAAGAGCAAGACCGACGGGCGCAAGCTCGACAAGAGCAAGATCGAGGCTGACAAGATGTACCGCGTCAAGCTGAACCGCAACGTACCGGTTGGCAAGAGCGGTCTTGTCTTCATGACACCCGTGACCGACAATCGGCTCAGCGGAGACGACCTTTTGTCTGGACTGGTGCCGGATGACGCGATCGAGTTGATCGAGCAGATCTGATGGATGCGCAATCTGAGGGGATGACGCAGACCATCAATTTCCGCTGTCTGCCCAAGTACGAGCCGATCTTACCGCAGCCGATGCCGGCCAAGCACGGACTGCCCGATTGGTTGAGAGAGATGCCGGCATCGGTGTTCAGCAAGATGGTGGAGCACGATGTGCCCACTGTCAAGCAGTGTCCACCGTTCATCGATGCCATGACCTGCGGCTTTCTGATGCTGCTACCCATCGATCTCATAGTCGATGGTCTCAAGCTCTCCTGGGAGCGCAATGCTCTTGGCACCAAGACACCAATCAGTTTCCACGAGAACATTCAGGCAGCCGAGACACCATTCTTCGACACAGACCGTCCAATCGTCAAGTTCAATAACTTCTGGATGATCGAGACCCCGCCCGACTATTCGCTGCTGGTGACACACCCGATCAATCGAAATGATCTTCCGTTCGTCACGCTGACTGGGCTGGTAGACACCGACTGTTACAATGAGAACTTCATCAATTTTCCTGCACGATGGCGTGACATAAATTTCAGGGGCGTGTTGCCAAGAGGAACACCAGTCGCTCAGGTGATACCGGTGAAGCGCGAGAGTTGGACGGCGCGCTTCGGCACGGTTGGAGATGAGGGTGCCAAGCGGCTGCTCGAGGTGTCGGGTGCGATGGCAAGCGAGACCGGTATCTACCGCAAGCAATTCCGCGTATCCAAGCGATAGGGCCTGACAGATATGGCACGACGCTTTGACGGCTTCTACAAGACCAAGCGACTTGACAATCTCGGTGACCCAGAGTGGCACAACCGACGTTGGCAAGACATCGACCTGCGAATGCACACGCGCGAGATGGACTCCGGCAAGATCGATGATGCAGTAAATCGTCTTGAGTCAGTAGCGCTCGCGCGTCTCGACGACACGTTCAGTCCGATCATTCAGCAGGCGATGAACCAGCTCGCCGACGTGGGCGTGTCGTTCTCTGGTCAGTCGCTGAGCACGCAGACCATCGGCACTGGACAGAAGGTCTTCATTGTCACCGAGCAGTATCGCGTCGGACTGGTGGTTGTCGACTTCGTCTCGATCCGTCCGACTGGTGTCAGTGACACCGCAATGATTTGCAGTGTGATATCCTACGATCGGGTGACGGGAGCACTCACGGTTCTGCCGCAGACAGGCTACATCACGGGATCTGGCACCTATATGGACTGGCAGATCAGGGTGTCGGTCACGCCCAACCTCGACACCTACTCGCGCGAGGAGGTCGACGGGCTGTTCGATCTGCTCGTCGGCGCCGCTCCGACCGCCCTCGACACGCTGGAGAAGATTGCGGCGTCGATTGGTGGTGT